TTGTTGATAATTGTGTCTACCTTTTTCCCTGCTTTCTTTCGCCGTAGGTTGTCAGCAGGGCTAAACTCAGGGCGCTTCATTTCTTTTTCCTTTTTGCCCAGACATGATTAGCAGTAGCAGGTCTAAGCCCTGACGGGCCAGCTACTCTCCGATTGTCTAAGTCTATCCTGTCGTACACCTCAACCTCGCTGCAACGGGCGCACTCACGCCTCGTCTTACCAATTGTTTCTATGTCGCTACTAGCAGGGTAAACCCAGTAGTGTTGGTGACTCATACAGCTTCCCCTTTAGTGGGGCATTGCTTATGAGCAACGACATCCCAGTCTATGTGATCCTCAAGCGTCAACGACTGATCACACTTGCTACAAATAGCAATCGCTGTCGTCTCCGTAAACACAATCACTCCATCTTCCTTCTCGAAATACTCAATTACCTCATTCATCTTTTTCTCCCTCATCAGCCCAGTCATACCCCCCCCTAAAGGGGGGTATGGTATGACTTGTGACTGGTTATGACCGTTCATACTGTGACTCATATGTGACTGGCTAAAAGTGTGATTCATCGTCAAGCCCAGCGCCCCTGTATTTAAGTCTCCACAACCGCTCTGTACTGCCATGGGCATCGGCGGGTGTTGAGTCTATATATAAATCAGGGTGCATCTTAATCTCGTTATGAATCTGCGTCTTGCTAGTCCCCTTCCGTATCTCCTCCTTCTTCATGATGCTTAGAATCTGACTAACTGCCATTGAGTAGGGGTAGCCGTCTCTCCCGCATCGCTGTAACACCGCCTCAATAGCGTCTCTGACGGAGATTTTATCGTTGCGGGTCTCTTTTACATCCTCAGAATAATTCGACGCTGAGACCTGCTCATAGGTAGCGCCTATCATCCTGTGATTCTCAGCATTATCGAACCGTACATCGAACGCTAACCGAGAGCGCAGTGGTCCGTGATTAGCTTTAGTATGGGTCAGGTACAGCAGGGATTCTTCCGAATCAAGCTCCTGCTTTTTCTCTATGAGCCACAGATTACGAGCTGCATTACGCGCATAGACTGAACCATACGGCTTGGACTTAAGCTGTAGGTTATTACTCGACGCTGATTCAGCGCTGAGATGATGTATTACTATTACTGGAACGCCTAAAGATTTACAGGAATTCATAGCGTCAATAATGAGAGACGGGTCAGATGGATCACCACCTGCTGCCATCCCCATTGAGTCTATGCAAACCAGTTCGATATCGTTGTCAGCTACCTCGGCCTGTATCCGCTCAATTACTTGGCGTATCGGCCTGTCTGGATTCCTATATAGGATTCCGTTATCGGGGTAATCAAGGTTGTTACCGTCAATCAACGCTCGTAAGCGCTCACTGTGATTATCTGCTGTGTCCTCCCAATCATAGTAGGCACAGCGTCCCTTCCTAGCAGGGGTGACCCCTAATAAGGGCTCCCCAGTACAAATTGAGAGCATCATGGCTAGTGAGAAGAGCGATTTACCTGCACTCCCATCGCCATACAGGATAGATATACCATCCTGACTGACCATAGGCTCCAGCATAAACGCGGCCTTGTCATAGTCTATTGAGTGAGCTCCCAAATCTATTAGCGCTTCACCTCCGTTGCGCCATTCATGCACCGACTGAAAAGCAATAATCTTTAGTCGGCTCAACCATTCATCAGCTGACACAATGGACTCAGCGCCCAGTGATTTAGCTTGGGTTTTTCTAGTAGACGGGCTACTTAAATTTATCTTCCCGAAATCCAACATCGTACCGTCGTGGGTGTACGTTGCTTCAACTATCAGACCTTCTCTACGGTCCTCAAACTTCTGAAACTTGACGGCTATACCATCTTCCCACTTGTACGCATGAAGGTCAGGGAGAAACCTTGTCTTCATCTTCATCAAATTCATCCCCAATGTGCAATTCTTGAGTAGGAAGCGATTCAGACGGGCTCTGATCCTCCGTCACAGGTACAGAAATTAACTTCCCATACTGCACTTCGGACCCATCTGAATACACTCCCGTCTCGTAGAAACAACTATGACTGCTCCCCAGTCCAAAATCATAGCTGGTACCACCATTTTCAATATCGACCCACGCCCCACACTCGCATCTGCTAGCCAGTGACGCTGGTCTTTTCCTAAAGGCAAGAGCGTCCATAATAGACCAGTAATGTCTAGTCCCTGTGACGCTGCATACCTCAGGCTTATTAATATCTATAGAGCCGTGGCACTTGACGCACTTCTGCGGGCCTAGCCCTGTCCTAGTAGGCTGCTCCATCCTAACCTGCCAACTCTCTGGCATGAGAGCTTAACACCCAGTTGCTACACTTGCTGCCATCCTGCAACTTCTGAATACAGAAATACGCATTCTCGTCCAAGCCTCGGTTAGTCAACTGCCATGAAAACTCTCCGTTAATATCAGTCTCGAACATGTTAGCCGCGTACTGAGCATTCTTAGGATTCATACACCCAGTATCACACTGGACTCTCGGCTTGCCGTCAGGCCACTTGCCGCTCACCTTGAACCCTACACCCTGAGTTTCCATAGGAGTGCCGTCATTGTAGACAGGAGTGGATGTTTCAGTGTCCTCAAACGGCTCAGCTATTTGAAGGTGGTCTTTTTCCCTCTGTACTACTTCAGCCTCCTGAGACTCGAATGCGGCCTCGTATGCCTCCTCAAACGCCTTCACGCGCTCCATTACAGTCTCAGGGTTGTCCATAAGACTCACTACTACAGCTGAAAAGGGTAGCTTTTTAGTACCGAATTGGATCGTACCGCCCTTAATAATGCCGCCTAGTTTAGTTGCTTCCTCGACCAAGTGGCCGCCTTGTTCTTCGTTAGTCATCGTTATTGGTTCCTTCTGTGTGCGCTATAAGAAATTTTAATTCTAGTTCATGTAATCTAATCTTGTATTTCTGTGCCTCGACTCTCCCTTCAAAGACCGCAACTAGCTCAGCTGCATCCGTCATAAATTTCTCGTAACCCTGATAAGGCTGCGAGTAATCTACCTTACGTCGGAACTCTTTGTCCCGCTCCGCTTGATTAGGTCCTTTAATTTCAAACTCATCTGAAATCTTCAGCATTTCTTGTCTGTACTTGTGAACGTCAGACCTACTGGAACGTAACGCTTCACGCGCCGTCTCGTAGTCCTCAATGGCAGTGATTAGACCCTGCCGATACTCAGCAAAGTACTCTACTGTCGTCATCGTCATTATTCATCTTCCTTTATCGGGCGAAAATCGGACCTACCTCGGTCCCATAAATCTGCCTCACTATATATTTCTTGTGGTACGCTAGCATCAGTTGGTTCTGATTCTTTATCAGTCCCCTTCTGTGCTATGGGGTCTGCCCCACCCTTCGGGGCGGCCCCAATTATCATCTCCATTTGATTCTCTGAGATTTGAACGCCATACCCGAATGTCTCTGCCGTGGTTAACAGCTCGTCTTGACATTGTGTACTTGTTTGTTTTAATAATCCAATTAAGTTTGGCTGCTCTTGTAAAAATTGGGCCAAGCGCACGAGGTTCTCGTGGCGTGTCTCCGAATTCTTCAAGGACTCCCCATATTTCATCAGCTGTGATCTCTTCCCGTTGCTGTGCTACTTGTTTTATTACATTAAGAGCTCGGTCTGCCCAGTCTCGGTCAGTTCCACGCTCTACCTTCTCTATACCTGCTCTACGCGCTGCTAGTGCCTCTTCAAACGTGTGCTGTCTCATGGTTTGACTGCTTCCCGAAGAATTCTAAGAGATTTTGTCCAACAAAAAATCTATATCCTCGTACTCCACCCGCCGCAGTTTGCCCTATAAGTCCGTACTCTCTTACCCACTTAGTCAGGGTAGGCTGCGAGACCTTAAACATCTCACATACCTCGTCCATTGAATAAATGGTATTTGGTTCTATCTGTACTGCCATTCTGTGTCCTCCTATTTCTGTGACTACAGCAAAAATTCTACCGTATTAACCTTTAATCTGCAAGCCTTCAAGATGTAGTAGAGGGGCTAAGGTATACGTTGACTCCCCCCTACTACACTTTCTATTCTACTCGGCCTCCTTGTCTGCTAGTTCTTTGGCGAGCGTGGCATAAATACGCTGCTGCTCATTCGCGTCCCATGTGTTGCCAGACTTAGCATATTCTTCTTCTGATTCATCATGAAACTTTTTCAATGCTCCAAAGTTAATTGACATAATTAATTCGATAGCTGCGTTCCCAATTTGCCGTTGCGACTTTGTAGTCCGCTTATGCAAATCCTCAAGCCTTTTGTTGACACTGTGGTATCCCCACACGGGGTCTAACTTATTCAGTTGAGCTAGCGTTACCTCAATCTGATCAAGTACCTCCCCATACAAATCTCTCGTCAACAGAAAATTCATGAGCAAAGACTTATCATCTCTATCACCACCTGCCGACATCAACGCATCTACAACTGCATCATCGCTGTACTGTTCGTTGGGTGGTTGTGGGAACTTTAAGTCACTACTCCCTCCTACCATCTCATCTCTCTTCGTCATCTTCCATCCTCCTTCGGTGCTACTCACCCATTGTCCCACGCCAGTTAGCAGAAGTCAACAGTTGCTACGATAGGTTTGAGTAGGTTCAGGTACTTGACAAAAGTAATCAGCATGTGTTATACTGGTAGCGTAGCACAACGAAGGGACGTGCAACATGAATGCCACAATAGAAGGCATCGAGGTAACTCAGGGATTGTTTGAATCGGCACAAGGAATGTTAGATGTCTGGACCGTCACGATAGAGACGACGGACTTTAGTCATCATCATTCGTTTACCGACAAAAAAGAAGCTGACGCAAGTGTTAAGAGCCATTGGCAAATACCACATTGCAATCACATAAAGTACTGCAAACTGCATAGCAGCTAACGTACTACAATAAAAAAGAAATACCGCTGTTCATCTGGAAATGCAGCGGTATTTTTTTGTTCTATTTTGCCTTAGATTTTTTTGCGGCTGGCTTGGCCTTTGGTGGATACACGGCTGGTACACCTGTCGCGCTTAATTGCTTACCGTTCTTTTTAATGGTTGGCATTTTATTTCTCCCTCTTCATAAAGCGGCCTGTCTTTGGGTCGCGCTTTAATGTTACTAGACTAGCACTGTCATCGCCGACGAGCTTCTGAGCTACGCCTGACTTGAGCACACTAGCAGCCGCACTAATAAACACCGTGGCTATAAGTGCCATAGCATCCATGTCCACATTCGCCAGCGACATACCAGCAGTCACCCCAATCGCAGACTGCACACCCGTACTGATGGCACGTTCCCCGATGTCTCGATATTCCTCAGATATTTGCATTAGTCATTCTCCATATCATCTACCTTGCCTTGAAGGTCATCTATTACATTGTTTAATATACTTTGCCCAGCATCAATTAAGTCATTTGCTTTCTTCTGCTGCTCATCTACATCGTCTACTTCCTCTTCACTATTATCTAGGAAGTCTAGGGGATTGTTCAACCCCTTCGCTCTCTGTAGATACGGATTGTCTGTCACTGTGCAACCCCAGTGTAAATGGGGACCAGTGCTTTGACCTGTGCTACCTATGTGTCCTAGTAAGTCACCTTCGTTCACGGGTTGAGAGCGCGAGACGCTTGGTGTTGCAACCATGTGAGCGTACAAAGTGTAAGCAAGAAGACTGTCGTCGCTATCGCTATGACGAAGAATGACGCAGTTCCCAAAAACTTTAGCGAACCCAGCCCTCCAGCCTTCGTCTTCCACGGTAAAAACATCTTGCACTATTCCTTCCATTGGAACTGTAATTGGTGTGCCCTCTGGAGCAGCCAGATCTAGGCCCGAATGCCCCTTACCGCCCGATAATTCTTTTCGCACAACGCCATAGAAACTTGATATAGTCCCTGACACGGGATGCCCGCTGTACTCTAGGCCGTCTAACTCTCCCCTGAATCTTAATCTTGCCATTCAAATCCTCCATTAACCATCCTACTAATAACGTTAACGCGACTGCGGCCATTAGAATATCTAACAACGCTCACCGTTAACTCTTTAATGTCTTAGTCCCACCGTCATACACGACAGCGTGACCGTTTTCTATGAGCGCATCATTCAAACTGACGCCATCACAAATTACCTCGCCAAGTATTCTTCCGTACTTCCCCTTCCCATGACTGATTAAGATTATCTCCTCAGCCTCAGATACCATCTGCTTAGTAAACGCTTTTGCTAACAACCCTTTGGCTTTAACCTCCAAGTTTCTTGTCCTGCTCTCCCATGTATCGAGACCGTATAGCCTGACTCTTTGCTTTGCGACCCAAATTTCAAAGCCTAAGTCCACATTTACATCTATGGTGTCGCCATCGACGATCCTGTCTAGAGTTACCTTATACTCATACATCAGTCATCCTTCTTCCTTACATCGATTTCGTTACTGAACGCCTCAAACAACTTACCCAATCCCATCGATACAGGTAGCGAAAGCACCGCAAGGGCCGTTAATAATCCTTCAATTTGGTCGAGAGTTTCTGGATTTCCTGTAGCAGACCAGATAATCCTAGCCCCTAGAGCCAGCCAAACCATGACTACGGGGACAAAAATTATGCCCACCAATAGCTGAACGCCTGTAATGGTAGTACCACCACTGGTTTTCTTAGGCTCGTCATCCGTCATGACAACTCCAAGCGTCCCACCCTAATATTTCCCAGACCTCATACGCCGCCTGTGCGTTGTCTACTGGTCTAAACAAGTGGTACTTCTTAGCCAGCTGAGGCCAGTACCCTGTGTTTATTTGGAACAACCCAACCGAAATACCAGTCCCAATCCCTATGTCACCTATGGCATCTATCCTGCCAGAGCTTTCACACATCATTAGATCATACAGCTTCACAGCATAAAAGTCGTCGTAATACCACATGTCTAACTCTTCTATGTAATACATATTGGCAGTGATGTAACTGCGCCAAGAAGTCTGAGCAAGTACATCCATCAGCTCCCATTTAGACAGGAAGATTAAATCGTTCTCAGCTGCATCGGTAGATAAAGCAATGTCTTTAACCGTCCTTGCACCTACACCCTCGCTGAGCGGCGTTACAGGGGCTATTACGGGCGGAGTATAGACCTGCACGACAGGTACGGGAGGTACAGCATAGCTAATATATAGTTGATTAGATAGAGCGGTAGGCGCAAGAAGTACAACTGTGAGAGCTAATCCTATGGCTATTGCTAGTCTCATAGACTATTACCATTTAGCCCTGTTCGCCCAATATGCTGCTGACATCTTACCTTTGGCAATGTTCTTACCATGCCGAGCCTTAAACGAACGCGAACGTGCTGTGTTTTTTCGGTCCCCAGTTACCCCCTGTTGACCAAAGCGAATCGTCTTCACTTTCCCTCCTACCTTAGCCACCACTACATGAGACTTAGTTTTGTGCTTGGGGGTGCGCTTTGGTCTGTTGTACCCTGACACACCTACTTTTGCCAGTCGTGAATCTTTAGCCATAGGACAACTTTCTATTTAACGGAGACAGGCGCTTCCGTATTTCCTGTGGCATTAAGCACTTGAATCTTGGTTGTGTTCGCGATTATGAAGCTCGGAGCGTCAATCCCTGTGCCGTCACCTATCTTACTAGAGCTAATCGTCAGCGTCCCCGCCTTAATATGGTCTAGGTCTATGCCACTTCCATACGCAGACACGTTAGATATGGTTAATGTACGGCATTGAGATGCAGCCGTAGCAGTGTGTATGAGTATCTTATCGAAGGAACCACTGGTAACAGCAGGAACTTTAACCGCCCCACGGGTGCTGGTGACTGTAATATCAAGCACCGCTGCGTTAAGTGTAGGCCCTACGGAGATACCGTCTGCCACATTATTAAGAATATTTAGCGTAAATATCTCTGAGTTGGCTAGGTTAAACGTCTTAGCTTCTACCCCTGTAATGATTATTTCATCACACTCTAAGAAGAATGCGTTTGAACCTGACGTGTCACCTAGTATTTGAATGGCAGCTACAGCACCAAGATTTGACTTACCAATCTCTAGGTCGGTAATGCTAATGTCTGCTGCTCTCGCTCCACTCATGTTGATTTGTAATGTATTTACCTGTAGCTC